GGGCAGCCGCTTTTCGACCGCCAACGACGTGTACGGGGCCCTCGTGCTGGGCGCCGTGGTGCTCACGGGGTTTTTGCCGTGGCTTTTTCGCGCGCTGGCAAACCTCGTCGGGGCGCAGGGGGCGTGGGGGTTTTCCTTCGTCCTGCTGGCGCTGTTGTGGGTGTTGGGCCTGACGGAATGGCCGTGGGATTGGGCGCACCAGTTCAAACTGGAGGAGCGTTTCGGCTTTAATAAGAGCACGCAGGGCCTGTGGTGGGGCGACAAGCTCAAGGGCATGGCCGTGGTGCTGCTCATCGGCTGGCCGATTTTGGCGCTCATCTTGTGGATCGCCTCGGCGCTGCCCTTGTGGTGGCTGTGGGCGTGGGTGGCCCTCACGCTCGTGCAACTGCTTATATTGGTGCTCTATCCCCGGCTGATTCTGCCGCTGTTTAACAAACTGACTCCCTTGCCGGACGGCGAACTTAAAACGGCCCTCCTGTCGCTGGCCGACCGCACGGGCTTTCGCGCCTCGACCATTCAGGTGATCGACGGCAGCCGCCGCAGCGGGCACTCGAACGCGTTTTTCACCGGCTTTGGGCGTTTTCGGCGCATCGTGCTGTTTGACACGCTCATCCAGCAGTTGTCCGTGCGCGAGCTGGAGGCGGTGCTCGCCCACGAAATCGGCCACTACCGCAAGGGCCATGTGCCGCGCATGATTGCGGTGTCGTCGCTGTCGAGCCTTGTCGCCTTTGCCGTCATTGCGTGGTTGGCGGGCGCGCCGTGGTTCTTGCAGGGCTTCGGCTTTGCCGCCCAAGACGCCTTGCCCGCCGCCTTCGCCATTTTCCTGCTGTGCGCCGGGGTGGTCACGTACTGGTTCACCCCGATCGCCAACTTCTGGTCGCGCCGCAACGAGTACGAGGCCGACGCCTTCGCCAAAGCCGCCCTGGGCAGCCCCGCCTCCCTCATCGACGGCCTGCGCAAGCTCCACACGGCGAACTTGAGCAACTTGACCCCGCACCCGCTGTACAGCTTTTTCCACTACTCGCACCCCACGCTAGCCGAGCGCACCGCCGCGCTGGAGCTGGCGCAGGACGAATGCTTCTAATAACGCTTGGGTACGTGAAAAAGCGGGAAAAACCGCGAAAAGCCGTTACATCACCGAGGGAAATGGCAACCGGCGCCGCCGTTGATCACGCGCGGGCCGGGTTGGGTATGGAGGGGGGCAGAACCGGGCGTATTCTCACGACTTTGGGTACAAACGCCCCAAAAACGGCCGCGCCGGAGCAATGATGCACGGCCGTTAAAAACCCATTGCAACGGGGTTTCAGAAAACAAAAAAGCCCGGCGAAACTCAAGGTGTTGGCACGGGCGTTTTGGGCAAGAGGGTTCATTGGACTATTTCTTACTTAAGGCTTTTCTAAAAAATCGGAGGACGCGCCGCGTGAGGCGCATGCTTATGGGAGTCCGCCAGTGAATAATCTGGCCCTTGAATCCATCGGCGCCACGGTCGAAAAAGGCGAAGAAATCATTTACCGACTGGAAGCCGTCTGCGCGTGCAAGGTCTGCGATTTCCACCAACTCCAACAGGCGATAATTGATGAGCACACGCCAGAAGCCATACCCCTGATAGATTTCGATGTCGGAGGCTTCCGTGCAGACGCTCTCGCCGAGTTTACGGCAGTACTTGGTGCGCTGCCCCGTGTAAAAGAAAAGGCGGTCACCCGCCTTGAAGGGGCACTTTCGATTCGCCCGGATGGACTGGGGCTTACTGCCGTCCTCCACGGCGGGAGCGAATTGTTTTTGGAAATTTAGGGCGGGCATTGCTATTTTTTGGATTCGTCTTCGTCTTCGTCTTCGATTTTGCGCAGTAGTTTTTGCAGTTCGCGCTCGTTTTCCTCCATCTCCTTTTTTATTTGCACTAATGCCTGGAGGCTCTTCACCGCTCCAATGGCGCAGCAAAAGAGCACATAAAACCCGAAAGTAAAAAAGGCTGCGAAGATGATGTCGGGGAACGGGCTGGTCATTCGCGTGTGGCCTTGTCGGCGACCTCCAGTTGACGTATTTTTGCGTTATTTTCGGCGATCGTCAGCTTTATCTCCGACCAAAACTTTACCATGATGAGAGCGCCGCCAACGCTGGCAAATGTAAAGAAAAAAACCGCGAAGAGTAGCGCGCCAATGAAAGGCTTCTCGATTTCTTTTTTATCCATGGCGGACTCCTTTCAGGGAATTGCCAATGGCAATGATGATGGCGAGGAGGGTGACAAGGGCTGAAGCGGCCGCGTAGGGAATCCACAAGGGAGCGGTGATCCACCACCATGACCACGCGACGGCCCCGGTGAGTTTCAAAGTGAGAAAGACCAAAAAGACGGTAAAGAAGATTCCGATTTTCATTTTATACCCCTACCTTTCTGTGAGCGGCCGCCAGCCGATCTAAGCGGTCGATTTCGGCGGCGATAAGCGCCCCGGCCTTAACAAGGTCGCGGCGGCGTTCGGAAATTTTAAAAAACTTTATGCACCAATTTTTCGGCCATAAACTCTTGCGGTTGAGGGCATAGGCCGCCGAAGCTTGAGCGAGTTCCCATCCAATATGATGGTCGTCGCACTCCGCCGCGTACCCCTCGACGTCAATTTGCCGCCGCCGCTCCACCGCGATAGCCTCTACGCCGGGACTGGCGAATACTTGTAATTTCCTGCTCATTTTACTGCCCCACCTTTCCGGTGGACGGGCTGAATCCGTGCGAGGAGAGCCAGCCTTCCATCACATTGGTGATGAAGTTCGAGCGATTGCGGTTGTCCGCCTTGGCGGCCTGTTTAATGCGATCCATCAGGTCTTTGCTCATGCTGATGGAGATTTGGGTCATGCCCGCTGCGCGGGCGGTGTTTTTGCGTGTGGTCATAGGTTTTGCTGAGGTTGAGTTTACTGACGGGGAAAAAGGGTTAATGGAGCATTTGGTCTTGGGCGGTCATGTCCAGACCGGCAAGCGAGGGTTGCCGAGTGACAGGGCGCGCCGGCGCGGCTGGCGGAGCGAGGTTGAGCACCTTGGCCGTGGGAGGCTTTTTCGGCGGGGTGTACGGGCGCCAGCGATTTTGTCGCAGAAGATGCGTTTTAAGGGCGGCCAGGATGTCGCGCCACTGCATATCCGTCACCTTGGCAAGGAAGTTGCCCGTCATCTGCAGGGCGATACCGTTGAGGTAGTCCTCGCGCTTCGCATTCTCGATTTCTAGGCAGTCCAGCAGGTGCTTGGCGTAGAGGGAATGCCGCGCGCGGTCATCGCCGTTGTGCCGATGGGCCACGGCCTTGCCGAAGATGACGAACTGGAACTCCGCGCGGATGCGGTCAAATTCATCGTTCGTCAGGTCTTTGCTGGAGCGGGCTTCGCCCCACGAGTCCACGACGCCGGCGCGCACATGGAACGCCTTGCGTTCCTCGTCCGCAAGGATGGAATCCATGCCGTCGGCGATGAGCTTCTTTCTCACCTTGCCCCACATGCTCCAGTAGAATTCTTTTTGTTTGGGTGTCATGAGACTTTCGGGTCAGCGCCCGCCTTGGGTTTGATGAAAAACTTTTCGGCCTGTTCGAAGCACAGGCCGCGTTCGGCCAGCCACTGGGCGCGTTCGGCGGGATCCTCGATTTTATTGGCGGCAGCCATAACCGCGTCCTTCAAAAGCGAGATGACAACCTTCACGAAGTCATCCTCGCCCTTTTCCTTGAGGGCAAGGGCCACCTCCTCAAAGGATCCTTTGAGCGTCGCAAGTGACGGCGGATCCATGCGGAAGCCGAAAACGGCGGCGGGGCTGTCGGCGGACTTTTTCCCCTCGGAAAAGAGTTCGTCGGCGTGTCGCGTGGCGAAGGACACTAGGGGGCCTTCCAGCAGCTTCATGCTTGCCTTCAGTTCCTTCACCTTGTCGCCGTAGCGCTTTTCGATTGCGTTGATGAGGTGTTTTTTGCGCGCCTCCAGCAGTTCGATTTGGACCGCGCAATGCGCGAGCTGGTCCACGCCGTCAAAGAAGGCGTCGCGGGAGAGTTCGGGAATTTTGATTTTGATGCGCATGGTATTTAGATTTCGGAAGTGGGAATCGGTTTGCTGTCCGGGCCGTAGCAGTCTGCCGAGATTTCCGGGAGGCACCCGCCCGTTGCGGCCGGCCCCTCCTCTTCGATGCCCAGCATTGGCAGCTGCTGGATGGCGCGGGAACGTTGCATGCCCCAAAGGAGGCTTTCTTCTTCCACAGTTACGTGTAGCTCGCCGTTAGCGGGGAACATCACGTCGGCCAGCAGAATGTCTGCGAGGACGAAGGCGTCCTTATTGTGGGCAAAGGGGTAGTCGGAAGACTGCCCTCTATTGTTGTATTTGACCGCAGGGAGTCCCTGCGCCTTGCGCGAGGCGGCAAGGGCCTCGAAGAGCGTCGCCTCGGTCACCACATAGTGGGTCTTGGCGAAGAAATTCCCCGGTTCGGCCAGCAGCTTGCCGGCCAAAAATAGGACGTTGTTTTGAAAGGTAAAAATATGTGAGATCATGAAAAAAGGGCTCCGATAAAAAGGCCGAGACCGAGGCAGAAAATGAACAGGCACGGCAGCCACAAGGGCGAATGCCTGGACGCGCTCAGCGCGTTTAAAAAGCGCGCCCACGGGCGGCGCGCGGTGCAGTAGTGGGCAATGTTCATAACACCTCCTCGGGTTTTTCGTTGGCGGCCTTGGCGGCAATCACGGCGCACAGCAAGGCGTGGTCGCGGGGCAGTCCGTTGCGATCGGCGGCGGCGGCCGCGCGGCGCAGGGTGTCGAACACTTGCTTGAGGCCATTGTCCGAGGCGTAATTAAAAAACGAGCGCATCACGGTATGGGCATCGCCACTGCTGTTCGTTATCGCGCGCTGGTAGGTGTCCTGCGCCCCAGCAGTCGGGAACGGGAAACCGAAGTGCTTAAAAATCGCCCGCATGTCGCGGATGTGATTTTTGTCCGACAGGCGCAAAATATGAGAGCAGCCACGGCGGTAAGTCTGCTTGAGGATTTGGGCGTCCTTCCCGCCGATCATTTCCTCCAGCCCGATGTTGGTAGAGATATTGCACATCGCGCATTTGGTTTCGTCGTAGAGGGCGCGCAAGGTCTCTATCAGGCGGATTCCAGCGTTGGGCTGATACTTGGGGAGCAGCCAGTGCCATTCGTCCACGATAATTAGCATCGTGGGGTTGATGGCCGCCTTAACGCGTTCCTTCAGCCGGTGGAGGCTGTTGTCCTGCGAAATGTAGAGCATGCGGGCCAGTCGGCGGTAAAGCTCCACCTCGCTGTGGACGCCCTCCACAGTCAGATAGCCGGTGCGCTGCATGCCGAAGCGCTCACGATACCAGAGCGCCGACTGGGTTTTGCCGACTTGCGACTCGCCGATGACGAACCCCATATTGCGCGGCTCGCCGGGCACGGTGTTGCCGTTATCGTCGCGCGCGGCCACGCGGTGCATATGCTCCCAGATGATGTCGACGGTCGGAAAGCGCACATAGCTGCTGGATCGCTGCTGGGCGTCCATTGCCTCCTGCCGCAAGCGGCGGATAATGGCCATCATCGGGGCGGGCGGCGCGATCATCTCGCCCGTCTTGGGGTTGATATAGTTGGCGGCGAGCACGCGCGAAATCGTGGGCGCGCTCACCTCAAGCTTGCGGGCCAAATCGGCTTGCGAGTAATTTTTTTCGCACGCCCAGCCCCACAGCCAGCGCAGATCGTCCTGGTATTCCGGGCGGTGGCGGGCAATGGCGAGTTCGACTTTATCCCCGGCAAGGTTGGTGCCGTGCCAGGCATCGACGCCCTGTTCTTCGAGGACGGCGGGTGCGGAATCAGTTTGTGCGTTCATAGGTTTTTTGCGGTTAGTTGAGGGAAAGAATGCTTTTGCCGTATCCGGCCAGCGCGGGGGCCACCGGCTCGGGGATGTCGATTACCAGCCGCTTGGGCGGGCGCGGGCGCTTGGGTTCGCCATCCTTGCGTTCGGTGAGCGAAGGCTGCTTGGTGACGATGCCAAGGGCGGCATTGCGCGCGCGGCCGTCGGCGATTTCCGCGTCGGCGCGGGCCAAGATGGGCTGCAGGGCGGCGGCTTCCTGCGCGCGGGCCGCGTGGACCGCGTGGGCGCGGCGCTGTAGGGCCAATTCGTCGGTGATGTCCACGAAGTGCTGGCGCGCCACCGTTCCCATGTAGGTGCCGTCGCGAAAGAGCGCGATGGCCGACAAATCGCCTTCCAGCACGCCGTCGTAGCTGCGGCCTTCTTCGAAGTCGGAAAGGCAGGGGTTGCCCTGTTGACGGAAAATCATCGGGTCGGCGCACAGCGCGTTATCGCGCACCGTGATGGACCCGTTGATCACGCGCACGGTGCGCTTATCCGCGAAGTAGCCGCGCAAGAGGGGCATCTTGACGGGCTCGAATACAACGCCGTTGCACAGGCGATGAAACCGCTCCATCGGGGACTCCTTGCGTTGCTTTACCAGCGTGACGGCCAGTTCGGCGGCGGGCAGCAGATGTTGCAGCTGTGCGTAGGGCAGCCAGCGACCGTCCGGCAGCCGTCCCTCTACGATTTCTTCAAACCCCTGCATCTGGTGGTCGTGGGCATAGCGGAAAAGTTCTATCGCCGCGTAAGCGGCCGTCAGGTAATCCTTCCAAATGGGCAAGGGCGTCCACAAGGCGGCGAGATCCGTGCGCAGAATGCCCAGGGCATCGGCTTGGTCGAGGATTTGCAGCGCCTCCTTTGTCTGCGCCTCCAGCGCCTCGTGGGTTAGGTCATAGCGTGCGCCGGTCGCCCCCGGCAGATAGGCCATCGCGTTGTGGAACTTGGAGAAAAACACCTCTACGGGCGACTTGCCGAAGGGCGACCCGCCCGCCTCCATGAATCCGTTGGGCGAAAGCTTATTGCGGTAAAACTTTGTGCGCTCCACGCGCACGCGCCCGCCGAACACCTGCAGCAGGAAGCGCTCATCGTCCGCCGTGATGGCGGCGGCGGCATTTTCGACTACGAGCGTCACCGTGTACGGCGGTAGGCCGTGGCGCTCAAACAGCTGGAGCAGCACCCCGCGCAACATATTACGCTCTACCCCTTCGCGTTTGCCGTCATCGCGCATCAGGCGCGGCTTGAAGGTTCCTGCCAGCGGCATGCCTGTGGCCCCATCAATGGCCAGCACGCCCAGCGGAAACACGTTCTGCCGATGGGGACCGTTGAGGAACAAGACCTGCTGGTCGGGCCGAAAGTCGTCGAAGTAAATCCGTTCCAGTGGCCGCAAGGCACTGCGATCGGTGCGCAGCATATCGGGCTGGCTGCCGTGCGCGGCGAGATAGCCCTGTTTCAGGGCCAGTTGGGTGGCGGCGCGCTTGGGAATATAGCGCATCAGATTCTGGTAGCTCCAGCCTTCCGGCATGTCGGATGGGCGGCACGTCAGGGCGGTAGGCAGCGCGCGTCCGCGCGCCGCATACCATTGGGAGGCGAGACCATAGCCGGGCACCGCTTTCCCCGCCAACCACTCCTTTTTGTAGAGGTGATTGACGGCGGCCTTTCCCGCAGTTTTGCGGCTCTTGAAATCCCCCCATATGCCCTGCCAGTATGGGATAAATTCCTTTGGGAGGGCCGTCTTATCATTGCGCGCGGGTGGAAACAGCACCCGCCACGGCTCGGGATTGCCCTCGCGCTGGGCGCGCTGATACTTCAAGTAAAGTTTCAAAATGGTGTTCGTCGCCCAGCCCTTTTGCATCAAGGGACGGCGCACGGCGGCGGCGTTGCGCGCGCCGGTGCGCAAGTCTTTTGCTTCCGCGATGTCTTTGAAGGCTTCCAGCAATTCCAAGACGCGCGCCCGCTGTGCGGCGCTGCCCGTTTGGGCAAAAGCGCCGTGCTGCGGCAAGGGGACAATGTAGTTATTCGCCATTTTTTTGTGAGAGTTTGGAGGCTAGCGCGCCCATGGCGCGCGAAAGGTTTGCGAGGTTGATTTCACGTTCAGGGAACCCGCAGCGCCGCACGGGCACGCAGCGGCGGGCTTGCCGGTGCAGTTCGTCCACCACCAGCGAGGCGTCGTAAATGGCTAAGACCTCGTCGGCGGTCAAGGCTACGGCGGCGCGCATGGGCGTTTGCGAGGGGCTATTCATGTCTTAACGGACATCCTTTCCGCATTTGTCATGGAGAATTTCTTTACCCAGGCGGATGAGTTCTGCGGCGTAAGTCTCCCAGCACGTCGGCGGCAGATTTAGGCCGTCGCTCACCGACATGCGGTTGCGAATGTCCTTGAAGGTGCGCGTGAAGAAGCCGTTGAACTCCAGCTGCGGGTCGGCGGGAGTATCCGGCGCGGGCGGCGTTTCCTCGGGGGGTGTCGGCGGGTTTTCCTCGGCGGCGGCGTCGCGCTCGGCCGCGCGCAGGTCGCGCAGGATTTGGGAGAGGCTGCGGCCCCCTACCCATTCGGTCAGGGACTGCCCGTTGGCGGGCTTGTCGGCCAATGCCAGGGCAAAGGCCTTCGGCAGGTCTACCGGGGGCAGCTTCTTCCCCGCGTCCTCCGCCGCCCCCGCCGTCACTTGCGGAAAGATTTCATTCAAGTAATTGCGCGCCAAATGCATATAAACATCCAACGTGCGGATAGCCTTATTTTCAAATTCGCAGTGCGTTGCGAATTTGGCTACCGCCATTTTGGCGATGTCCTCCATCGTGCGCATCCATTTTCCGTGGGGCGTGTCGGCTTTCAGGGCCAACAGCATGGCCCCGGCCTGTATTTGCCGCACCACGGCGGACACTTCGCCGTTGCGCGCCGCCACCAGCGCGGCGACCACGGTTTCGGGTTTCAGTTTGGCCCCAAGATCCTTCAGGCAGGCTTTGGCGTTCTTGGGGAGTTCGTTGGCAGGGATAATTTCGGTTGTGGGTGACATTTTTTAGAGTGAGCAAAAAATTAATCCTTCATTCCGGGTAATCGGGCAAAGGGCGTCCCCGGCGGATGGCTTTTGATAAATCATCCCAAGCGGAATAACCCTCATTTGTTCCGCTCCAGATAAACGAGCCGATCACGTCGGCAAGCGAATCGTATTCCCTCGATCGTTCTGGGATATTTTTCAAAGCTGCCTCGCGCCATTTCGGTGACAGTTCGAGGAGCCATTCAAAAGCTATCTTCGGGGCGGGCTCGCAGTATGCCGGGGAATTACCGGATATCATCATAGGGGGGTTCAGCTTCAAAAATTCTGCTTGGAGTTCCGCCACATGCCTTCCTATCGTCCGTAGCATTTCATACACCTCGCGCCGATTGGCAAAAATCTGGGATATGTCTTCCGGGCGAACGCGGGATTTTCGGGAGGGCAATCCGTTCGCTTTTGCAAACAGACGGGCGACTTTCTTTTTTTTGTAGTGGTTCATTGGCGTTTGGAAATGGTGCTTTCGCGGGGGAACAGCGTGGTGGGTGTTTTGGCGGGGAAGCAGCGCAGGAAGGCGAGGCGCATGTTATGGGCCTTATGCTGCATCATGCGCTTGGCGGGGATGCGCAGGTGCAGCGTTTCGATCGCGCGGCAGGTGTCCCAAATCGACTCATAGAGGGCGGCTTCGGGCTCCAAATCCGGGCGATAGGGAGGAATAGGCGTGGGCATGGGCTATACGGGTTTGAGGGTGAAGATGACATCGGGAATGTTTGGCAGCGCGGCGTCGGTGTTGACGTCCATCTGCAGGGTGTCGATGGTGAACTCCTTTTGAAACCGCGCGCGCACCTTGTTTTGAATGTGCGTGCGCACCGCCGCTTCCGACGGCCGCGCCCCGTAGAGCCACAGCCGGCCGCCGACGCGCGCCGGATAGTCGATGATGTCAAAGCGGATGCGGGGATTGTTCATGAGGGTTTCCTAGGCGTTGTATTCAGGGGCCAGGGGGTCATCGCCAAAAAGCTCATCGGCGGGCTGGCGCAAAACCGCTGAGATGGCCCAGATTGAGCGCGCGTTTCGCGCGATCAGGGAGGGCAATTCCTGACGGGCAGTTGCGCGGGGCCAAAGGCAATCAAGGAGGTTGTCCGCGAAGTGCCGGCCGCTGGGGGATCGCAGGAAATTGCGCACGGCGATTTCGGTAGGCAGCCACTTTTCACCCGTGAAGTGATCCATCGCGCATTTCCACAATTCGGCGGATTCGGCTTCGCTCAATTCGAGCGCGTATTTGAGCGTCCCATAAAACCCTAGCTTGTCATTGGTGGGCGGGGTCGTGAGCGGTGTTTTTTGTGCGGTCATAGGTCAGTTGTAGCGTTGGAGGCGCAGGGCGCAGTGCTTTTGGAGTTGCAGGGCCATTTCCCGAGAATTGGTGTCGATGACGGCCTTGACGGCATCCAGCAGCATGCCGGGGTCGAAGTTGGCGCAGCTGGCGAGGTACAGGATTGCGAACTTGCGCGGGATCCTCCGCGCCCAGCGCGCCTCTTTGCCGCGCGTGGCGCGGCCGTTTGACTCAAAGCCCATAACTTTTCCCTCGGCGAATGCGTTGATGACGTGCTGTTCTGAGAAGCCGCACACCGCCGCGATCTGCTTGACCGTCAGGAAATCTCCCGGCGGCAAGCAATAATCGAAGTAGGTTTGGGCGGCGTCCATGGCGGAAAAACTCAGGCGGTGAAAAGGTTATTGAGCCAGCGCCGCAACAAGGTGGCATGCGTTTGCCCGAAAAGGCACTCTCCCGGGAGGGAATAGCCCGTGTACGGATTTTGAAGAAACTGTACCTTGGCCAGATTGAGGCATAGATCGGAAACGGTAAAATCACCGACATACTCCCAATGGGGATCCTTGTGGTCGGCATAAAACCGCCGTTTGGCGGCCTCGCGTTCTTCAGGAGAGGCGGTGGTGAATATCCGTGTCACTCCCTGGGAGCCCTTGCGTTTTGCGAACAGTATGAGGGTCGGATGCAAGAACACGTTGGGGGCGACAAGCTGGCGCGGGATTTCCCGCGCGCGGGGGCAGTCGGGGCGGATGGCAAGGGCGGTGCAGTGCGGTTTCATAGGTGGTGCAATGGTCCTGGGTTAAACCTTGGCGGCGGCGGCGCGGGCGGCATTGCGCGCGGCCGTGAGGGTTTCAATCGTGGTGTCGAGACCGCGCGCCACCGCGTCGGCTTCGATAACGTGCGTGTGCCTATCCATCTTTATCACGATGGAGGTGGCCCCCATCTTGCGCATGACGTTGACAAAGGCGCCGGCATGGACGATGGCGTTGCACTCGTCTTCGGTAAGCATCACCTTCAACGGGAACGGCGACGCGGGATTTTGTGGGATTTGAATCATAGGATTGTGCGGTTTTGGGTTGTGGGGAAAATGGATGTCGGTTAGCGTTGGGGCACATTACCCCCATGGACTGGATTACGATTATCGTTGCGCTCGTTACCGGCACGCTCGCCGCAGTTGTGACCCCTTGGTCCGCCTTCGGCGTCGCGCTGGTCAATAACCGACTGCGAACACGCCAACGGGACGCACAAATAAAAGCGGCCATTGATTCCTTGAGCCCCAAGGCGATTGAGTTCCTCCAGCGTTTCCTTACCGAGGGAAACCCCATTCATTTTATGCGCATCCCCGCTGCCGAGTGGGGCAAGTACATCCAGCCACTGGCAAAAGCAAAAGTGCTGATCTTGCCGCGATACGAGAGTGATGAGGCTTTTGTGGGTGTAGCAATGCACCCGGTCGCAATCGCGTACATGAGGGCCAAACACCCAGTACCAGAACCAGAAGCCCCCGAAGCCAAATAAGAAGGCCAGGGTGCAGGAGATCGCGTAGTGGATGGCGTCCCATTTCTCAAAACGGGCTTGGCGAAGACCAGTGTAGGGTTTGGGAAAGGTGGGCATAGCGTTAGAGGTTTTCCTTGGTGAACTGATAAAAGTCGGCGATGCCGATGGTAGGGGCCACCGAGGTATCGCACATGTTCTGCGTGAACTGGCGACGGGCTTGCCGCCCGACGCGGCCCGGCTTGAGCGCGTTGCGGGCAAAGCAACGCAGGTGCGGGAAGTGCTTGGTATGGGCCTCTATTACCCGGCGCGTGAGGTCGGAGATTTCCGAGGTGGTATCTGTGGGCATAATGGAGTGCGGTTTAGTTTTAGGGTTAGCGCCGCTTGGATTTGGCGGGCACCACTTCGAGCACGCGGGTGGCGTTGGCATGCTTACCCCGGAAGGGGCGCGGCGGGCGGGAGGAGATCAGGACGATGCCCCAATCTCCGGGCTGGCGGGCGTTTGGGCCGGTGAGTAGGTATTTTTTCATGGGAGGCATAGCGGTGTTGGGTGGGTGGGGTTAATTGGCGAGGGCTTGCAATTTTACGCTTAGTTTTTTTTCTGAAATGACTCGCCCCATGCGGTCATATATGGCCTGCCGAATGAATTTGCTCTTGTCGCGTTCGTCCAGCAGAGCGATGCGTTCAAGTTCGGCAAAGTCTTCAGCGGGGAATTTGAAATTTATAAGTTTTGTGGGTTTCCGCTTCATGTTTAATCTTTATTCAATCTTTACTAAATCTTTATCGAGTATGTCAATTTATTTTTTGCAAAGATGCGGAAAAAAAATAATATGCCTCTATGGAGAAGCCAAAAAAACGAGCGCAACGGTTAATCAACCTTGTCGTCGATCCTCAATTCTTGGAGGCGATAGACAAGGTCTCACGGATGGCAGGTTATGCAGACCGGAGCACTTTCATCCGCGAGGCCATTTACGAAAAAATGGCGGAAAAGGGAGCTAAAATTTCGCGCGAAATTTCATTGCCGCCCTCACGTTCCGGCGTCGGTGGAAAGCCATCGCACAAAAGGAAGTATACGATAAACGCTCCAGGAGGTAGTGTACGGATCGTGGAAGATTATTCAAAAAAGTCGTTTTTAAAATCTGACGCTCGAAATTAACTTTACTATGCAAAATCACACAACGATAAGCATTGGAACAATCCAGCATTGCACGACGGGCGTTTGCATCAACTCAGATGCGCCCGCTTCGACTGAAACCCCTCCGCCCGCCAAGAACGCAATCCCCTTCCCGGGAGCGCCCTACCTCGAATCGTGATTTTGCCATGAAAGACTACGATAAGGATCCGGCGTTTCAGGCTTTCTTGCAAAAAGACCAGGGAGACGTATCGCTGCAGGATGAAAAAGAAGATTCCGAAACTAAGGCGTTGAAGGTCAAACAAGCGCGCGCAGCATGGAGTTTATTTTTTCTGGTATTCCTCGCGCTGGCTTTTGTGTTGCTAATCAGCTCAACGAACCCGGCAGCTGAAGCACAGTTCAAAACCCATGTCGTTGAGGAGACAAAAAAAATAATTGAGGAGTATTTGCGCGCCCCCGCCTCTGCTAAATATCCAGAGCAGGCTGATGTCTACAAAACAAAAGACGGCTTATGGGAATATGCAAGTTACGTTGATTCCCAAAATGCTTTCGGTGCCATGTTGCGCACAAGATTTTCGGCGATTTACGATAAAACGACATATGGGACCCCACATCTGGTTGAGTTAAACCTAGGTGGACGTAGTACGGGGAGCGTATCGGATTATTTGCGCGAGCGAAAGTAATTGATTTTTCGGACAACCTACAGCCATGAAAAATTACGATAATGACCCTAAATTCCAAGCGTTCCTCCAGCAAGGGAAGCCACAAATAGAAACAGAATCTCCTGCAGAAATCGTGCCAGAGGAGGTTTCACCCGAAGAGGTAAAGAATGCTGCGTTTTCAAAAGACGGTGTGTTTTTTGCGAAGTGTGCAATTACTGGGATTATCTTTGCCGGGGGAAATCTAGTTTTAACCTTTGGGATGCTGGGCGGCGCGGTTAATTTAATAAAACCGCAGGATCTTCCCATGCAATTTTATGGGTGTTACTTCATGGGCGGCATTTTCACTTTTATTCTCTTGGGGGCATTCGCCCAGATTTGTAAAAAACACTGGATGTCCAATTAGACCCCAACCCCGGCTCTTGCGAGTCGGGGTTTTTTGTGCCGCTGGGCCTAGCCCCCAGTCCGTAAGGACTGGGGGCTTTTTCGTGCCCAAATTTTCGGGGTTTTTTAAGAAAAAAATCTATCCCGAGTCAACGGAGCCAACGCAAAAATGACATCGTGAAAATCTGTGCGAAAATGGCTTTGTCTGCGGGGAAACCCGCCTGTGGTTATGAAACGCTGAACCGGAGCGGGGTTGTGCGGCCCCGCTCCGGATGAGGCGCAAACCGTTCTTAAACAATCCCACCCGAAAATCAGGCGAGCGGCTCTGCAAAAGCCGTTCGCGCCGTAGCGGCGAGGCGCATGCAATGCCGCTGCGGATGTTCTTTTTTGACGGGCAAGTCATGTGCGATAGCAGGTTGTTCCTGCGCCGGCGGCGCTCTCTGGCATAGGAGCGCCGCCGGATTCCCTTTCCAACATCCCAAAAAAATCATGAAAGACACCATCCTCTCCATTATTCGCCATCTCCTGACATTCGGGGGCGGCTTCCTCACGGCCCAGGGCATCATCTCCTCGTCGGGGTGGGAAACCCTCGCCTCCGCGATTGCCACGCTGGTGGGCGCCGGCTGGGGCGCGTATGACGAATACGCCGCCGCCAAGAAGGCCAAGGTCGCCGCCGCGAGCACCACAACCGCCTCGGCCACAACCACCTCCTAATCATGGCCGTTGGCATCATCGGCGCAATCACCGCCATCCTGACGCTGATCGGCGGCATCTACGCCTACAAAAAATTCCGTGACCCTCAACGCGATTATGAAAACTCCGAAGCCAAATGCAAGGCGCTGGAAGCACGCATTGAGGTGCTGCGTGCTGCTGGCGGTAATGCCAACGCTCAGCTTGCTGACCGGTTGCGCGAGCAACTCCGCCGAGAGCGCGCAAACTTTGTCGATTTACGATCCCGACGCGCTGACGGTTGAGGCCGGTACCACCATCATGACGGTGGACGGCCTCTACACCGCGCAAAAGCGTACGACGTTTCACAGCGACAAGCGCTACCGCACGCTCGAGCGCCAGTATGAGGACCAGCTTGCCACCGCCACCGTTGTCAAATGACGCACGCCATGCTGCCTTACCTTCTCGCCCAGGTACCCGAGGCCACCCCGAAACAGTATTCGGACTGGCTCATCCCGGCCGGGGCCGTCGTGGTGATGGCCTATTACATCATCCAAATCATCCAGTCATTTCGGCCATCCCCGCCCTTGGAACAGCGCTATCCGAGCAGGGACGCCCACGAGGCGGTATCCATGAAGATCGCGTCCATCGAGTCCGCGATGGACAAGTCCGAGGGGCGCAATTCTGAGCAACACAAACAGATTTTCGACCTATTGCGCAAAACAAGCGAACAACTAGCGGCGACGGCAGCCTTGGAAGACGCCCGCGCCCGTCAACTGATTCACGTCGAAGAAAAACTCGATACTCACATTTCCAAACCCCACAAATTCTCATGAATCCGGAAGACAAGGAAATCCTACGCGAGCGAATTCTTATCATGCTGCGCCGCGTCACTCCCAAAGCGGTGCCGCTGCGCGCCGTCCATGAGGGCCTTTTGTCCGCAGGCTTCAAGCTCACGCCCGACGCTGCGGAAGCTGAATGCAAATTTCTCGCCGAAAAAGGACTGGTGGCTTTCGTGCAAAGCCAACTTTCCGTTTCGTTGCAAACCTACGCCATCACCGCCGCCGGACGGGAGTACTTGGAAAGCGCCGGACTGGACTAGCCGATGAATAAAATTGAGAAATCTCTCTCGCCTGAGCAGCTTACCGCTTTCAACGCCAAGCTCGTAGGCACGCCCGGCCTGACGCTGGAGCGCATTGTCGCTCTAGCTAAGGATGAGGGCGTGGAGATTTCCGTCATGTCGGCGAAGCGCTATCGCGACAAGAATTTCACGGACTTTCTCGCGCGACTGGAAGCGGCTAAGGACGCCGCCGACGTCATCACTTCCGTCACGGACAACGGGCAGTCGTATTCCGAGGCCGCCGCCGCGCTGGCCTCGCAGCGCGTGTTTGAGGAGCTGATGGCCAATCCAAAACAGTCAGGCAAAGAGTTGGACCGCAATAGCCAGATCATCATGCGCCTGCGCATGGGGGACCAGAAAAACAAAGAGTTGGCCATGCGCGCGGAAAAGCTGGAGGCAGAACTTGCCGCCGTCCGCAGAAAAGAAGAAGAGGCCAAAAAAGCGGCGGACGCCATCGGCCAGAACAAAAAACTTTCACCGGAGGAAAAGGCCGCGAAGCTGCGGGAGATTTTTGGACTCCCGCCGATCGCGCCCACCACCCCATGAACTCGCCCGTCGAAATCCTGCTGGAGTATCAGCGCGAATGGTATTACGACGACGCCCGCTTTAAAATCGGTTTGATGGCGCGGCAAACGGGGAAGTCGTTTACATCCGCCGCCGAAGTGACCGCCGACGCACGTCAACGCGCAGGGGTTACCTGGGTGATTCTGTCCGCCGGGGAACGCCAAGCGTTGGAGTTCATGGGCAAGGTCAAGGCGTGGGCTCGCGCATGGGATTTTGCCATTTCCACCGAACTAGAGGAGCGCGACGCAAAAGAGAGCCTGCTCAAATCCGCCGAAGTTATTTTCCCCAACGGGTCGCGCGTCATCGCGCTTCCGGCGAATCCGGCAACCGCGCGCGGATACACTGCCAACCTGCTGCTGGATGAGTTCGCTTTCCATGACGACCCGGACGCCATTTGGCGCGCGATCTACCCGAGCATTTCCAATCCGCTCACTGGCGGCCTGAAAAAGGTGCGCATCATCTCGACGCCAAATGGCAAAGCCAACAAGTTTTACGACCTCTGGACAAAGAATTCCAAGTACTCGAAACACAAGGTCACCATCTACGACGCGGTCAAAAAGGGATTGCCCATCGACATTGATGAACTCAAGTCCGGACTGGATGACCCTGATGGATGGGCACAGGAATACGAATGCCAATTCATCGACAGCGCGATGGTGCTGTTGCCCTACGATTTGCTGGCACGCTGCGAGGACAATACCGCTGTCGAACTGTGGCGGGCCGATGCGCTCTACGTTCCCGGAGAATACTATCTGGGCGTAGACATCGGACGAAAGAAGGATCTCACGGTGTTCTGGCTGTGGGTCAAAGAAGGCGACGTATTGCGCACCGTGGGGGTGCATACTTTTGAGAAAACGCCGTTCCACCAGCAGTTGCAGTTCCTATTGGACGCAATGAAAAGCCCGTACATCCGTCGCGCCTGCGTGGACGCCACCGGAATCGGTGCCATGTTGGCAGAAGAGGCTCAGCGCCTTGCGGGAAATCGTGTGCAGCCATGCGTGTACAACGCCGCTTTCAAGGAGGAAATCTTCCTCGACCTCAAGCGCGCGTTTGAAGACCGCCGCGTCCGCATTCCCTCTAGCCGTACTATCCGTGAGGATTTCCACGGCCTACAGAAAATCACCACGGCTGCTGGAAACACCCGTATCCTTGCGCCGCACAACGATGACGGCCACTGCGACCGGGCCAACGGTGCCGCCCTAGGACTATACGGGGCGAAGATTCTGCCATTCCCAGGCGATCCTATTCCTGTTCCCGATTTTGGAGAAAACCACCCTTCCTTTGCTATGCGCGGTGACCGCGCCCTCGCCGGATAAAAAATGAAAACGATTGCCGAAGAAATCAGCGACCACTACCGCCGGATGCTCAATCCGCTGCGGGGGCTTTCCATGCGGCGCGTGGTGTCCTATCTCGAGGACGGGCAGCGCGGTGCTTTTTCGGATTTGCAGTGGCTATTCTGGTTCACCGAGCGCCGCGACGCCACCTTACGCGGGGCCAAACGCCGCCTGCGCAGCGCGTTGCGCAAACTCGACTGGGCCATCAAAGTGCGCGATGACCTTGAGGGCGCCGCCGCCAAACTGGCTGAGCGCCAGCAGGAGCGCTTGCGCGCCGCCTACGAGCGCGTGGGGAATTTGCGGCAGGCGCTCGCCTCCCTCGCGCTCGCCGAATTCCGGGGATTTGCCCACTTGGAAAAGCATTGGGTGCGCGAAAACGGAATCTGGAATATAGAGCGCCTGGAGCCGGTCCCGCAATGGCACTGGGTGCGCGACGGCCTGTACGGCGCGTGGCAGTTCTCGAAGGACGCCGCCTCCGGGCGCACCAAGGGCGATGACATCAACGCCGACAATTTTATAATCCGGTCGGTGGAGGATCCCATTGATGAAATAGCCGTCATTTGCTTTCTGCGGAAAAACCTTTCGCAAAAGGACTGGGACGCCTTCGTGGAGATGTATGGGCTCCCATTTTACTTCATCATCATGCCCGACCTGACGGATGAAAAGAAAAAGGTGGAATTCCTCAAGGTGGCCGAAAAGATGACGGGCGACAGCCGCGGCGTTTTGCCCTCCGGCAGCGACATCAAAAGCGCTGACGCCGGCATTCGTGGCGTGAACCCCTTCCGCAGCCACCTCGATTACCAGGACGAGCAGATTGTCATGGCGGCGACGGCGGGCAAGCTCACCATGCTTTCCGGGCCGACGGGCATCGGGCAGGGCGCGAGCGACGCGCATGAGGACACCTTCGCGGACATCGCGCAAGACCAGGCGGGGGAAATTTCCGAGGTGTTGCAAGAGCAGTTCGACGCCCAAATTCTCAACGAGGCGTTTCCCGGAGAGCCACACTACGTCTATTTCGAGCTGGCCGCGAAGCCGCCCTCTGACGTGACGGCCGAATTTGCGATTGCGGAAAGCGCCACGCGCGGGGGTTACCGCATTCCTGCGGCGCAGTTGGCCGAGAAGACGGGATACGACGTGCAGGATGCGCCGGTGCCCGCTGCGAGCCCAAGCCTAGGCGTGGCCTTCAATCGCGCCCCTCCTTCGGCAAAAACGACGGGCGGCGACGCGCTGGATGCTTTCCTGCAAAAGCTCGTTATGGAGGGCGACAGCCTCACGCCAGAAGAAATCCAAGGAAGGCTGTCGCACGAACTGCCGCAAGTTTACGCCCAACTGGAGCGCGGCGGCCGGACGGCGGCCGACATCCTCCAAAAACTCTCCATCGCCGCCGTCCAAACCTGAAAAACGCACAAAGGCCCTTTTAAGCCCAGCACCCCCCTTTATGCGGCCATCCCATCAAATTTTCCATAGACCCCCCGTTGCAAGGCGTTGCAACGGCAAGGAACGCAAATTTTTCGCCAAACCCAACCTATAAAAATGAAAACCGCCCACAATCGCGCTTTTGGCGCACCGATTGCCATCCTCAACCGGACAACCGACGCCAACGGCAAAGCGGCCTTCCAGTTGCCGGAAGACGGCTATTACCATCTGCTCCCGATCGGCGAGTTCCCCGGCCACATGCAGCGCGGCGAGGAAACCAAAGAAGCCATCCAAGTAATCGATGAGGCAGCTATCGACAGTATCCTCAATCATTTTGCGGGCGAAGTGCTGGTTGACTACGAGCACTTTTCGCATGACGCGGATAAGGCTACCACGGCCGCCGCGTGGATTGAATCGCTCGAAAAGCGCGCGGACGGCATTTGGGGGAAGCTGCGCCTCTCCGACAAAGGCCGCGCCGACATCGCGGGCGGCAACTATCGGTATATCTCGCCCGAATGCGACCAACTGGAGGACATCGGCAACGGAAAATATCGCCTCCTGACTCTTTCCGGCGCGGGGCTCACCAATCGCCCCATGCTCAAAACCCTCACTCCGCTCACCAACCGCGAGCGCAACACCGAAACTCCCATGGACTATAAATCCCAACTCATCCAGTTGCTCGGTCTCAAGGCCGACGCCACTGACGAAGAAATCACCGCCGCGCTCGCTAAGAAGGCGAACGCCGCGTCGCCCAGCGCCGCCGAAGTGGAAACGCTGCGCACCGAAAACCGCCGTCTCAAGACGGAAAACGAAGCCGCCCTCAACCGTCAGGTCGAAACCGATCTCGAAACCTTCAAGGACGTGATCGCCGATCGCGACCTGACGAAGGGCATGCTGGTGGCGAACCGCGATCAGACCGTCAAGTTCCTGCAGGGACTCAAGGACGCCTCCGCGAAGGGCACGCGCGTTTACAACCGCTCCACCGCCGCGCCCGCAAAGGGCAAGGATGCCGTGAAGGGCACCGCTCACGATGAGTTCGAGGTGTGTGTGCGCAACCGCATGGCCACCGAGAAATGCACCTACACGCGCGCCTACGAGGACTGCAAGGTCCTCAACCGCGACAAATTCGACGCCTGCCAAAAGGAAGACGCCGCCGAAGACACCGAATAGTTTCCATCACCCTCATCATAGAAAGACCTCTCACAATGATTAAACGCGAAAAGGCCATCCTTCCGCATCTGACCGATGCGGACCACTCCGACAAGGATGGCTACTTTGTCAGCCTCAACCAGGACACCGGCAAGGTGTCCATCGTGGCCGGAGCCACGGCCGCGCCTCACGGCGTGATTTTGGACGGCGCGGAAGCCGGGGACAGCGATTCCATCGGCCTCAGCGCGGGCGGATTGCCCGGCACCGTCGAGGTGAAGCTTTCCGCCAATCCGGGCACCGTCAAGCGCGGCACCCTGCTGGCGCTGGACGCCGCCACGCTCGGCACCGTCAAGGCCGATCCGGCCACCGGCGCGCGCGTGATTGTCGCCCAAGCGCTCGAGGCGGGCACGGCCGGCGAACTGATCGAGGCCGTCCTCCTCTATCCCCAGGTGATTGCCGGCGCGTAATCCCTGTCATCCAACCTCTCCATAGAAAGAACCATCCATTATGAGCCGTACCGCTCTCAAAATTAACACCACGCTCACCAATTACGCGCGCGGCATTTCGCAGGACTTGACCAGCGCGCTGGCAGCCTTCATCGCGCCGCCCGTTCCGGTGGGCGTTTCCGCGGGGCAGTTCAAGAGCTTCTCCGACAAGAACGCCTTCAAAACCTACGACACCTCGCGCGCGATCGGCGGTCCCGCCCAGCGCATCCGCTTCGAGTCGGGGGACGAATACTTCAACTGCAAGCCGCAGGCACTGGAAGCCACCATCGACGACGCCGAACGCGACTTGGCGGGAGATGACGAACTCGAGCTGCAGCAGGCGAAAATCACCGACGTGGTTTCGACGGCCGCGCTGTCCCATGAAAAAAAGGTGTTCGACCTCATCAACGCGAGTGTCTCTGCCGTCTCAGGAAAGGGCGAATGGTCCAACGCCGCAAAAGACCCTGTGGCGGAACTGGACGAACTCATCGAGGAGATCGCCACCGAAACGGGGCGTTTGCCCAACCGCATGGTGATTGGTTTGGGTGCCTGGCGCATCTTCAAGAACCATCCGCTGGTGAAGGCCCGTCTGTCGGGCGTGAAGAAAGAAGGCGTGTCGCTCGAAGACGCGGCCTCCTTCCTCCTCAACCCGGCCATGGACATCCGCATGGGTGTGCTGTCCGCCGACCTCACCAAGATGGGCAAGGCAAAGGACGCGCAGAACATCGTGGGGGCGAACGTCTATGTGTTCTACGCGCAGGACGTCCCCACCCGCTATGACCCGAGCTTCGCGAAGACGTTTATGACGAAGCGCAACAGCATCGACAGTGTGGTCGATTACCGCGACGAAAGCTGCGAATCCGACGTGTACGCCGTCCGCTGGTCCGAGGACATCAAGGTGGTTTCCCCGCTGCTGGCCCGCAAGCTCACGCTCTCCTAAGAGCGGAGTCTCTCCGCGTGGTTGCACGCGGGGTTTTCCGGTTTTCCAAAAAACCGGAACCACTTTTTTAAAAACAATGGCCTGGATACCCATCACGGAAAATAATCTCCTCACCGCCATGAGCGGCGATGAGCTTGCTGGCGTGCGCGCGGCCGCGCTGGCCAACGCCCAAGAGGATCCCGTCGCGCCCTCTATTGCGGCGGTCATCGGGCAGGTGCGCGGCTATGTGGGCCGCAAGCACACGCTGGGCGCCGGCGCGACCATTCCTGAAAAGCTCTTGGCCACGGCCCTTGATTTGATTGTCCCGCGCATGCTCAACCGCGTCAATTTGGACATTTCTTCGGGGCGCGTTACGGCGGCGGAGGACGCGAAAAAGACCTTGGATGATGTCGCATCCGGCAGGTTCAACGTCGAGGAGCCCGAAACCGCGACGCCGGAAGTATCCGCTGGCGTGATCGGCCCGGCCATTTCCGCGCCCAAGCGGCGCTTCACGCGAAAGGACCAAGATGGAATCTAAGACCATAAAAACGGCGTTTCCTTATCCCGGCTGCAAGCGCCGGTTGCTCTCGGACATTTTACCGCATGTCCCGGCGCATCGCATCTATGTGGAGGTGTTCGCCGGCAGCGCCGCGCTGCTCTTGGCGAAAGAGCCAAGCGCGCATGAGGTCATCAACGACATCAACGGGGACCTCGTGGCTTTCTTTCGCTATGTAAAATTTCACGCGCCCGCGCTGATGGCGGAACTGGAGGGATGGCCGAACGCCCGCGAAAACTTCTTATCCATAAAGGCGTCGACACCTCTGACCGAACTTCAGCGCGCGGCGCGCTGGTATTTTCTGCAAACCTGCAGCTTTGGCGGCAAGGGGGAAGCCTTTGGCCGCGCGCGCGACCGTTACCACGGCTTTGACGCCGCACGCCATGGGGCGCTGGTCGCCGCCCTTTCCGCGCGTTTGCGCAAGGTGGTCGTGGAAAATCAGGACTGGGAAGAAATCGTGTCCTTTTATGACACGCCCGACACCTTCTTCTTTTTTGACCCGCCCTATCTGGGTTGTTCCAAGACGGCTTACAACGCCTGGGACGCACAGACGATGTGGCGGCTCGCCGGGGCGGTGCGACGGCTCCAGGGCAAATACCTGCTCACCGTCAATGACTCCGCCCAGACGCGGGAAATTTTCGCCGGCATTCCCTGCCGCGAAATGAGCATCCGCTATTCCCTTGCCTCCAACCGCTCCGGAAAAGTTTCGGGCGAACTGCTCATCGGAAACTGCCTGACGGCCGCCGCCGGCCGCCGGGCCGCTTAAACCATGGTCGCCAAACTCACAGCGCAGGAATTCTTCGGCCAGAAAGTCCAAATTCCGACCGACTTGCTCACCAAGCAAATGTCGCTGCTGGAGCTTGGCCTGCGCGAGCGCGCGTTTTGGTCGGCGGGGGTGGAAGACGCCCGATTGCTGGCGGACCTGCAGCGCGCGGTGGACGGCGCGGTGCAGGGAGGCGCTCACGCCTCCGGGCGCGCCGCCATCACCGCCGCCCTGGACAAGTGGGGTTACAAACCGGCAATGGGCACCGAAGGCACCATAAAGGATTTGCGCTCGCGCCAGCGGATGGATGTCATCCTGCAGGTCAATGAGCAGATGGCGCAAGGATATACCCAGCTGCAGCGCGCGCAGGACGCGCTTGAAAATTATCCATGTTGGGAATTTGTGCGCGTGGAGGCCCGCGATCGCCCCCGGCTGGACTGGGAGGACCGCTGGAAAAGAGCCGGTGGTCATTTCTTTGCCGGTGGACGCATGATCGCACTCATCAATGACCCCGTCTGGCAACGTCTTTCGGTGTTTCGCACGCCCTATCCGCCCTTTGACTACAACTCGGGCATGGGTGTTGAGCCGGTCGACCGCGATGAGGCCGTCCGCTTGAGCGTCATCGCGCCGAAGGAAATCTTGGAGCGCGCCCCGGAGCAATCCTTCAACCAAAATCTCGAAACCCATCTGGATGCCAGCGAGGCCGTCTGGCAGGGCGTGCTTGACCACTTTCAAGGCACGGCCGAGCGCGTGGGCGACAAGTTGATATTTACCGACGCGAACGGCACAAAGCCGTATGACGCTCAAAAGATTGTCGATGTCATCAGCGCACCGCTACCCAACATCTACGGAAAAGGCGTGAATCCCAATTTCCAGATGGAGGGTATTATACAATGGGCGGACGACAGTTCGGGTTTCAAGGCGCATCCGGGGCGGGATATGCCTCAACACATGCGTCGACTGGCTGACCGCATTATCCCACAGACTTTCGACGTCCTTTATCGCGGCATGGAATTCGACAACTGGGAGGCGCGCGAAAAGTTCCTTATGGATATGTCGGAGGCTTCCGGCCACCGCGTGAAGGACTTTTATGAGTCATTTTCAAAAAACCTAAAAACGGGACTGTTCTTCGCGGGCGCAACCAAGCCAAAGGTGGAATTTGGCGTAGTGATCAAGCTGCTCAACAGCAAGAGCGGCCATGATATTTCCCATGCGGTTGCAAAATATGCCCCGCGCCTTGCGCATGAAGAGGAAGTCGTGTTCTCGCGCGGCAGTCACTTCAAAGAAAAATCCCGTCGGACGATTGTCCAAAACGGGAAGAAGCTGCTGGAGATAACTGTGGAGGAAAAAAAATGATCCTACTTTTCAGTTGTCCAGTTGACGGGCGTAGACCGCGAACGGAAGTGTCTGCGGTCCTTTTCCTCCTGCGTGAGTTTGGGCTTCGGCTGCACGGGATGCTCCCAGCCCCATTCTTCGCGGATGGAGCCGTCCTTGCGCTTAAAGACTTTCTTAACGACTGGCATACCGGAAATATATGCCCGCCGCCCGCCTTTGTCAACCCCGCTCCCGGAGGGTCTCGCCATGGGTAAACTCGTGGAAATCGGCGGTGACGCCATGCCCAATATCCGCGCCATGGTCAAAAAGGCCGGGCAGTTGCCGCGCCTGATGACCAACATGGCCATGGGCGTTGAAACTCTCTTTAAACGGCATTTCAGGGGCCAGAAAAGCATCAAGAATAAGCTAGGGGGGAAGTCCACCGGCTTCTGGGCGCGCGCCGCGCGCAACACAGCGGCCTATGCCGGGCACGCCGGCATTGAGGTGCCTGAACCCGCCAAGGGCGTCGCCCTGCAGGTGTTCGGCGGCACGGTGACCGCGCGCGCAAAGTCGGCCCTGACCATCCCGATCAGCCCGCTCGCCCACGGCCGCAGCACACAGGAGGCAGACTTCAAAGACCGCCTCTTCAAACTCAAATCGAAAAAGGGCAACACCATCTTAGCAATGAAGGGCTCCGGGGACGACATCATCCCGATGTTTGTGCTGAAAAAATCCGCAACCATCCGCGGCAACCGGCAGCTGATGCCCTCGGATGAGGCCATCACCGATCAGATCGGCAAAGAGATCGACCGCTACTTCGCCTTCACCTTGTCATGAGCATCACTTTACCAGCAAGCCAACTGCGCCAACTGCAAACCGAAGTGGAAACGCGCGTCCAAGGGTTAGTCCCGGACGGCGTGAAGGTGCTTTCGCGCTCTCGCGGGAACATCGCCAATGACGTCACCAACGCCCTCACGAAGATGGGCATCGCGGTGGTGGTATTTCCGCCGGCCATCCGCAAGGTGAACGCCTCCATCGCCCGCAGCGTCGTTGCCGACGTGGAAATCACCGTCCGCATTTCCGAAACCCCGCTCACCAACAAAACCGGCGCCGACATCTACCAGCTGCTGGAAGCCCTCATCAAAGGGATGCACCAAACGCGCCTCAGCGACGAGGTGCCGCTCTACGTCGGCGAAGGCTCCGATGATAGCCCTGCCGAAGGCGCGGCCACCATTTTTTCCCAAACGTTCACCTGCAAACTCACGCTCAATAAATAAATGAACTCAACTCCTATCACCATCGCGGGGCCGTGCTTTGTGCAGCGCGGCGCCGTCAGTTTTCTCACCTCCGGGGATGTCACGGTTGACATTACCAAGGACACCTCGGAAATCACCGTTTCGCATTTGGGCAAAGTGGGCGAAAAGCTCACCGCGCTGAAGGCGGAAGTCAAATTCAAGCCGGTCGAATTCAACAACCTCGACGCCCTTTTCCCCTTTTTGGGGTGGACGTTGGGCCAGTCCATCTTCGGAGCCACGTCTACGCCGACCCACATCTTCGGCGTGGACGGCAAGAAGTGGACTTTTTTCCGAACGGCCTTCACGGGCGTCGGTGCGATCGGCGCAGGCGTCGAAGTGGATTTGCTTGGCGAGTTCACGCTCACCGCATATGTCGATCCGGCTCGCGGCCTGGATGAGCTGGACGGCCTCTACGAGGTGACCACGGCGACCTTCACCGCCCCTGCGCTGCTGCCCGCCAAGATGCTGTCCGTGCCCTTCGTGGGCAAGTACGGCGACTTGTACTTCGACCTCGAGGAGGGGGCGACGGTTGAATTCGACGTGAAGCTCTCGGAACGCAAGTGTGACCGCCTGGGCGTGTTCGACCAGATTTTCTCGGGATACGACGTGAGCACTTCGCTGAAGCCCACGGGCATCACGGAAGAGGAGTGGGCCACGCTCGCCAAACCGCAAGGCGAGGCACGACGCGGCGCGCTGCTGGGCACGGGGTATCCCGATCTGCTGCTTCGCGGCACCAAGACGGGCGATCCGCTCTTCACCCTCAAGTCCGCAGTGGCGAAAAGCTCCGGGCTCGTCTGGGGGCCGGAAGCCTCGCGCTTCAAGGAAATCTCCTTCGCCGGCACGGCCAATTTGGGCGGCGCCAAGTTCACCCAGGGCGTTGCCGAAGAGGACATCGAGTTCGACGCGGAAGCCTAATCCCATGCGTCTGAAAATTGCCAACACGGTGGTGGCGGAGTTGCACGTCGATGGCGTTATCGCCTTCGACGCGCAACCCAATACCGCCAGCCGGACGGTGCAGGTGAACTCGCGCTATGCGGCGCGGTTCGCCGCGCATCGCGACCGGGGCAATATGACGCAAACCTTAAGTATTCTCGTTTACCGCGAATTTCCGTCCGCCGCCGCCGCCGAACGCTTCGCCCTACGGCACGCGTCCATCATCGGCGATCTCTCCGGTGAGGGTTTCGAGTATCTGGACAACGGGGGCTACCGCTACATCTTTCCGGACGGCGTTTTGGAAACGGTAGAGGTGGTCGACCGCACCGGCTGCGCGCTTACGCACCGCTATAGTTTCAAATTCGGCAGCATTTTCCGGGGCTGGCAAATCGCCATCGATGACGGCGGCACCCTCAAGATCATCACCATCACCACGACGCCCGACAGCACAATCATCCCTCTTATAGAGGCTAATTAACATGTCCGACACTCCACCTTATGTCGCCCTCGGCGACGTCACCACGGTAATCAGCACCGTTACCGACGATACCCGTTTCGCGTGCGCGCTGGGCGTCACCACCTGGGGCGCAATCAAGGCTGCCTTGCAAGGCCCCATTGATGACAAAGTGGCCACGGCCATCGCGGCCAAGATGACGGAAATCAACGCGGCTGCCACCGCCGCCGGCGCGTCCGCCGCCGCTGCCGCGCTCAGTCAGACGGCAGCAGCCAGCAACGCCAGCGCCGCCGCAACGACGAAGACGCAAACCGAGACGCTGAAGGGCGAAACGCAGACCCTCCGCGACGAAGTGGAAGAGATGCACGGCGAGGTGCAATCGAACACCGAAGCGGTGACAGCGCTCGCCGAGGACGCCGCCGAATCGGCGACGGTGGCAGAAGATTCGCGCGTGCGGGCCGTGGACGCCCTGGCAGGGTTTGCCGACAGCTACGCTTTCCGAGGCTTTTGGAGCACCAACACAGCGCCCGTCCCCACGGCGGCGGGTAACTGGTGGATTATCTCCGTTGCGTGCACCTTTGCCTCCATCAACTGGGCGGTCAACGACCGC